TCGCCTTCGTCCCTAATCACATCGCTGACTCCTTCTTTGCATCTGTTTATCCTACTATTACTTCTGGTAAAAACACCAAAGTAATTATTGTATCCACCCCTCACGGTATGAATCATTTCTACCGTTTGTGGCATGATGCAGAAAAAAGAAAGAACGATTATATTCCTACAGACGTTCACTGGTCTGAAGTACCAGGCAGAGATGAAGTCTGGAAAGAACAAACTATTGCCAACACATCAGAACAACAGTTCAAGATTGAGTTTGAGTGCGAATTTCTTGGATCAGTTGATACTCTGATTGCACCGAGTAAACTTAGAACATTAGTATATGATTCTCCAATAACCAGAAACGCTGGATTGGACATATACGAAAAACCAACGGAAGGACATGATTATGTCTGCACAGTTGACGTTGCAAGAGGGGTTAGTGAAGATTATTCTGCTTTTGTGGTTGTAGATATTACTGAATTTCCACATAGAGTAGTAGCAAAGTATCGGAATAATGAAATCAAACCGATGTTATTTCCCAACATCATTTATGAAGTAGTAAGAAATTATAATAATGCATTTGTCCTATGTGAAGTAAATGATGTAGGAGACCAAGTTGCAAGTATTATTCAATTTGATCTGGAGTATCAAAACTTGCTCATGTGTTCTATGAGAGGTAGAGCAGGACAGATTGTGGGTCAGGGATTCTCTGGCAAGAAGACACAACTTGGTGTCAAGATGAGTAAAACTGTAAAACAAGTTGGTTCACTCAATTTGAAAACAATGATTGAAGAGGACAAGTTACTCTTCAAAGATTATGAGATCATTTCAGAATTGACTACATTCATTCAAAAGAATAGGTCATTTGAGGCGGAAGAAGGTTGTAATGATGACCTTGCAATGTGTCTTGTCATCTATGCTTGGTTGGTTCAGCAAGATTATTTTAAAGAACTAACTGATCAAGATGTTAGAAAGAGATTATATGAAGAGCAAAAAAATCAAATTGAACAAGACATGGCACCATTTGGTTTCATGTCTGATGGTTTAGATGATACTTCTTTTGTAGATGCAGATGGAGATAGATGGCATACTGATGAGTATGGTGACATGTCATATATGTGGGACTTTCAATAATGGACTTTGATGAGCAGTTTGGATTAGAACATCTGCTATTCAAGGAAAGAAAGTGTAAGGTTTGCGGTGAAAGGAAAGATCTCATAGATGGATTTTACTTAACTAGAAAGAACAGGGGGATGTTCCCATCATCATATTCATATGAGTGCAAAGAGTGTACGAAAAGAAGAATAAAAAAGTCTAGACATAAAGACTCGGGAAAATGGGAATATCCAGATTGGTAATCATGTTCATGCACTGTTTCCCCGCTTGAGAAGTTCAAAATTCTAAATAGTTCTAGAAAAAATGAATCTTCTGTCGAGGCAAAGACATGTCGCTTAACTTAGTATCCCCTGGCGTCAAGGTAAGAGAAGTTGATTTGACTATTGGTAGAGTGGATGCTGCAAATGAGCAAGTGGGCGCAATTGCAGGTCCGTTCCAAATGGGACCAATTGATGTACCCATTCTGGTTGAAACTGAGCAAGATCTTCTCAAGACTTTCGGTAAGCCATTATCAACAGACGCACAGTATGATTACTGGTTAAGTGCGTCTTCATACCTGTCTTACGGTGGTATCCTCAGAGTTCTCAGAACTGATGGTGCAACACTTAATAATGCAAACAGTGCAAATTCAGGTTCAGTAAAAATCAAGTCTTACGAAGACTACGTAAATAATCACAGCACTGCAACTGGTTGGCACTACGCCGCTAAGAATCCAGGCAGATGGGCAAACAAATTAAAAGTAGCAATAATTGATGGTGCTGCTGACCAAATTATCACTGGTATCAGTACTGCTAATGTTGCAGTTGGTATGGGTGTTACTCAGTCAATTGAAGGAAGAGTTGTTGCAGGAGCAGGATCAACTTCCGAGTATGATGGTTACTTAGGAGCAATCATCACTGAGGTTGGAGAGGGTCAGGTCTCAGTAAAAATTACTGATAGAGTTTCTGCTGCTGGAACATCTTTTGCTGCAGCATACACTCAAGGCGGTTCACTGGAATTCACAGTTCCTACTACTACCACTTCAACAACTTCAGTTGCTGTAGCAACAACTGCTGGTACAGTTGATGAACTTATTGACGCTTCTATTAGCGGAATCGTCACCACTGGTATTGCAGTTAACGATGTAGTTACTGTTACTGGAGGAAATTCAACAGTAACAACTGGAACTAAAGTTCTTGGAATTGGTGTTTCAACGATCTTTGTTGACCAGTCAATCAGTGGAATCAGCACCGCTGGAGATGGAGCAGTCTTCACCTTCACTAGAGCAACTTCAACAACAGTAAATACCAATCAACTGTTTGTTAGAACAGCAGCTGGAGTTTCAACTGAAACCTACACATCTGCTTCTACTAAAGACTGGTACAATGATCAGACTCTCGGACTGACAAACTCAACTGTCTATTGGAAGTCCATCGCTGAAAAACCAGGTACATCACAATATGCTTCAGAAAGAAGTGCGAAAAATGACGAGATTCACGTCGTAGTCATTGATGACACTGGTGCGGTAACAGGAACAGCAGGCAACATTGTTGAAAAGTTCACTCACCTCAGCAAGGCAGAAGATGCAGTCACCTCCCCAACTGAAGCAATTTATTACAAGGACCTTCTTGCTCGTGTTTCCGAATATGTCTACGCGGGTGCTGCTCCAACTGGAGTTGTTGGCGGCATTAGTACAAGAACAGGAGATGCATTTACTGCAACAGGAACAGGAAACTGGGGTTCAATCGCACAAGGCGTTACTTTTGCCCTCTGCGGATCAAAGACATACAACCTGACAGGTGGTGAAAACTACACTGCAACTGGAGGTATGGCATGTACTCTTGCTAACATTGTAAGTTCTTACGAAGTTCTCAAGAACCCTGCTGAATATCCAATCAACTTCTTGATCAATGGACCTTCTGGTGGAGATTCAATTTTTGATTCACAAGCAAAAGCAAATAAACTGATTGAGATTGCAAGTCTCAGAAAAGATTGTATCGCTTGTATTTCACCACACAGAGCAGGAGTTGTTAATGTAGCAAACTCCGATACACAAACAGATAATATTATTAAGTTCTATGATGGAGTTACCTCTTCTTCATACGCAGTCTTTGATTCTGGTTATAAGTATACTTTTGATAGATTCAATAATCAGTTCCGCTATGTTGCATTAAACGCAGACATCGCTGGTCTGATGGCAAGAACTTCAATTAATCAGTTCTCCTGGTTCTCACCTGCAGGTTCCGCAAGAGGAGCAATCAATGGTGCAGTGAAACTTGCATATAATCCATCACAAGCTCAGAGAGATCTGATTTATCCTAGAAGAATCAACCCAGTTGTTGCACAAGCAGGATCTGGAATCATTCTCTTTGGTGATAAGACAGGACTCGCACAAGCATCTGCATTTGACAGAATCAACGTTCGTCGCCTCTTCCTCACTATTGAGGATTCAATTGAGAGAGCAGCGAAAGATCAACTGTTTGAATTCAACGATGTGATCACAAGATCAAACTTCGTCAACATTGTTGAACCATTCCTTCGTGATGTTAAGGCGAAGAGAGGTATTACAGAGTTCGTCGTAATTTGCGATGAAACTAACAATACCCCTGACATTATTGACTCTAACCAGTTTAGAGCAGACATTTTTGTCAAACCTGCAAGATCTATCAACTTCATCGGACTTACTTTCGTTGCTACTCGCACTGGAGTAAGTTTTGAAGAAGTCGTCGGTAATGTTTGATTCACGTTTAATTCACTAGAGGAAACTTTTAATGGCTAACCGAAATATCCCAAATACAAAGGATAGAACCCTTGATTCATTTAAGGGTAGAATGATCGGCGGGGGTGCAAGACCTAATCTATTTGAGTGTGAATTGTACTTCCCCGACGACGCAATCCCTGAAGGCACAACTTCTGATCAACTGTCTGATAAGGCAAGATTTTTAGTAAAAGCAGCACAACTTCCTTCTTCTCAAATTGGAATGATAGATGTTCCTTTTAGAGGAAGAAACCTTAAGATTGCTGGTGATAGAACATTTTCTCCATGGACAATTACAGTCATCAATGATGTTGACTTCACTATCAGAACTGCTTTTGAGAGATGGATGAATCTCATCAACAAGCATGAAGATAATGCTGGATTAACTGATCCAACTGCATATCAAAAAGATCTGTATGTAAAGCAACTGGGAAGAGCATCAGTTTCAGGTCAAACTCCTGTATCCGAAGCTAAAATTCCAGTCTTAAAGCAGTATAGATTCTTTGGAACTTTCCCAACAAATGTTGGTGAAATTTCACTCAACTATGATAGTGCAGATCAGATTGAAGACTTTACCGTTGAACTGCAAGTTCAGTGGATCGATGTCCTTGACGGAACTGGCGATACCCAGATCGGAACAGGTTCATAAATAGTAGAATAATAAGTTCAATCTTTGATTAATGGCTAAATTATTTGGTTTTAAATTACCAGATCCTGGGGAAGGCAAACCCTCTAAGGGCGTTGTCTCCCCAGTTCCTCCTACAGATGAGGATAAGTCAGACTTTTATGTATCCAGTGGTTTCTACGGACAATACGTAGATATCGAGGGAGTTTACAAGTCTGAACAGGATTTGGTACGCAGATATAGAGAAATGTGTCTGCACCCTGAGTGTGATAGTGCAATTGAAGATATTGTTAATGAGGCAATCGTTTCAGACCTTGATGACTCTCCTGTAGAAATTGAGTTATCAAACCTTCCTGCTTCTGATAAATTAAAAGATATTATCAGAGAGGAATTTAAAAATATCAAAACCATGATGAACTTCGATAGGAAGTGTCATGAGATTTTTAGAACTTGGTATGTTGATGGTAGAGTATTTTACCATAAAGTAATCGATCTCAAAGATCCATCAGCAGGAATTCAAGATATTAGATATATTGATCCACTTAAGATCAGACTTATTAGAAAAGCAGAAAAAACTGGACCAAACTCACAATCTCCATTTGATGTAGCAAGAAATGGAAGAGATCCTGTAAATCCAGATAACTATAAAGCACCAGAGATTGAAGAATATTATCTCTACGATCCAAATAGTACAACAAAGTCAAGTGGAATTATTCCAACAAGACATAATAAAGGTGCAGTAAAAATTGCAAAAGATGCAATTACATATGTAACCTCAGGACTGGTAGATAGAAATAAGCAAACAGTTTTATCTTATTTGCACAAGGCAATCAAAGCACTCAATCAATTAAGAATGATTGAAGACAGTCTTGTCATCTATAGATTATCTCGTGCTCCAGAGCGTAGAATTTTCTATATTGATGTTGGTAATCTTCCGAAAATTAAGGCAGAACAATATTTGCGTGACGTGATGAATCGTTATCGCAATAAACTTGTATATAATGCGGACACTGGAGAAATCCGTGATGACCGTAAGCATATGGCAATGTTGGAAGATTTTTGGTTGCCTCGCCGTGAAGGTGGTAGAGGAACTGAAATTTCTACTCTTCCAGGTGGTCAGAATCTTGGAGAACTTTCTGACGTTGATTATTTCCAAACCAAACTTTATAAAGCACTAAATGTTCCCTCTAGCAGACTTGATAGTGCTGGTGGTTTTAACTTGGGTCGTTCTTCTGAAATTCTGCGTGATGAACTGAAGTTCACTAAGTTTGTTGGTAGATTGCGTAAAAGGTTCTCAGGTGTCTTCAATGACATGTTGAAAACTCAATTAATTCTGAAAAATATAATTACAGTTGATGACTGGTCAGAATTGGAAGAGCATATTCAATATGACTTCTTATATGATAATCATTTCTCAGATCTCAAACAGAATGAACTTCTGAATGAGCAACTTGGAGTTGTTGCTGCCATGGAACCATACATGGGTAAATACTTCTCTGCTCAATATGTTAGAACTAAAATTCTGAAGCAGACTGAAACTGAGATTGAAGAAATTGATAAACAAATTGAAAAAGAAATCAAAGATGGTATCATTCCAGATCCAAATATACCAGTAGATCCTGCAACTGGAATGCCAATGGATCCAAATATGGACCTTGGAGCACCAATCAATGAACCAGATTTAGAGAGTCAAGG